GCCCGTGGTGGCCGACTTGATCAGTCAGCTCGCGTCCGGGCTGGCCCCCGTGATCGCCGAACTGGCCGGCGTGGTGGCTGACGTCCTGACGGCTGCTCTGGACGCGATCCTGCCGATCCTGCCGCCCATTATCGACGCCTTCCTGACGCTTGTAACCGCCGTGTCCCCTTTGATCCCGATTTTGGGTGACGTCCTGTCCAGCGTGATCACGGCGCTCGCGCCGCTGCTGCTCACGCTGGCCGAGACGGTAGGCATGATCGCAACCGCGCTGGCGCCGCTGATCGCTCAGCTGATCGAGGGCTTCGCCCCGATCCTGGAAGCGATCGCCCCGATCATCGGCCGTCTGGTCGAAGCGCTGGCGCCACTCATCAGTCAACTGGTCGCGGCCCTGCTGCCGATCCTGCCGCCGCTGGTTGACGCCTTCCTGGCCGTCCTGGAAGCGGTGCTGCCGCTGCTGGACCCGATCATTTCGCTGGTCGAAGCGCTGGCGCCGCTGGTGGCCTTGATCATCGAAGCCTTGGCCCCGGTCGTCGAATTCGCGGCAGAGATCATCAAGTGGCTGGCGCTGAACGCCGTGGTGCCGGTGATCGAGGGGATCGTGAAAGTCCTTACGAAGATCATCGAAAAGGCGACGGAAGTCATCACATCCATCGTTGATTTCGTCACCGAGTTCAAAGAGAACTTCAGTGACATGCGCGATGACACGGTACAGACCGTGCTGGACCTCGTCGATCAGGTGACAGGATTCTTCGAGCAGCTGTGGACCGACGTGACCGGATGGGTGTCCCAACTGTGGGAAGACGTCAGCGGGTTCTTCACGGACGGGTACGACGACGCGGTGTCCACCGTGTCCAACCTGCTGTCCGACACGGTCCAGTACTTCCGGGACCTGAAGGACGGGGTGATCTACCAGCTGGCCCTGTGGGTCGTCGCGGCCAAGCAGAAGTTCGACGACGCTAAGGCGCGGATCACCGGCGTGGTGTCCACCACGGCGAGTGACGTGGTGCGGTACTTCCGCGAGCTGCCCGGCCGGATCCGGACCGGGCTAGGGGACCTCGGGTCCACGCTGTACAACGCGGGCAGGGACCTGCTTAACGGGCTGAAGAACGGTGTCATCTCGGTGGCACAGAACCTGATCAACGCGGTGCGCAACACCGTGTCCGACGCGGTTGAGTCGGCCAAGAACTTCCTTGGTATCGCCTCGCCGTCGAAGCTGTTCTACGAAATCGGACAGAACACCGGGCAGGGCCTTGTCAACGGCATCGACGCCATGGGCGCGGCCGTCTCGTCCGCGTCGCGGCAGATGGCCGGCAAGGTGGCCGAAGGGTTCAGCAGTCCGATCGGCGCGGCCATGTCCACGGCTGCCGGTCCTACCATGGGCTGGAAGCCGGGGGACCCGCTGGACCGGCCCCGCTCGGAAGAGTCGATGCGCCGCGCGATCGAAAACGGCCGTAGGCAGCGCGTGAAGGAAGCGCAAGGGCTGGTTGCCAACTTCACCATCAACGAGGTGGGGGACGGCGAGGCAACGGCGCACCGGGTTCTGTCCCGGCTGGCCAACGCCTCGGGGCTGGCCCTGGTGGGCTGACGCAACGTCATGGGGCCCCGGCCACCGGACCCGGGGTGCCGAGGCCCCATGACGTTGCGTGTGCGGCAGAAGTGGGCAGAAACGGCCAGCGCTCTGACCTGCGGTTTGGCAGAACTGGCAGCCAAAACCAACCTTCCCTATGTGATGTATTTTTACGTCAGGTACCTACGGCATCACCCCACGCGCCCACCCGCGCGCAATGTGTAACTGCCGCCCGTACCCCACCACATACGCGTTCATATGAAAGGGTTGGTATTCGCTGCCATAACGGACTGACCTGCGGTTTCTCTCGGCTCGTTTCTGCCACACCCGCAACCTTGTGGGGTCCCCGCCAGTATCTGGGGCCGTCCAGCAACCCCGGTAAGCTGGCACCACACCGGAACGGACGAGGGGAACGACATGCAGAACCTGGCGGTACTGGCGGCACTCGGCTTCGCGGCCTACCGCGCAACCCAACTGGTTGTCTGGGACAGCATCGGGGACAAGCTGCGGGGGACACCTGACAGTTGGCTGGAACGCTGGTACATGGACGGCATCCGCCCCGGCCGGTCCAACCGGTTCCGCACCTTCGTGCGTCAGCTGATCGGCTGCCCGTACTGCACCGGTTGGTGGCTGTCGATGATCACCACCCTGGTCTATCTCACCGCAGCCGGCCAGTGGGGACAGGCGCCGCTGATAGTCCACGCCGTCGAATGCTGGGCGGTCGCGGGAATCCAGGCACTGTTGAACCGCTGGGACGACTCGCGCCCCGGCCACCAGCCGAAGGGGGAATGACCCGCCCATGGGCGCAATCCAGAGCATCACGGCCGCAGCTACGCGGATCCTGACGAAGAGCAAGAGCAGCGGCGGGGGCAAGAACAACGGGCAGTCTGCTCTGGCGTGGGACTTCTTCGAGACTGTTCCCGAGGTGGGCACCTACGCGGACTGGGTGTCCAACGCCATGTCCGGGGCGACTCTGTTCGCCGGCAAGCGGGGACCGGACGGCACCGTGGAAGCCGCCCCGGCGGACAGCCGGGCCAGTCAGCTGGTCGCGTCCATCGCGGGTGGCGCCACCGGGCAGGCCAACCTTCTGTCCGACTTCGGTACGCAGCTCGCGGTGGCCGGTGATTCGTGGCTGGTCATCATCCCCGACCCCGAGTCGGACAGCTTCGCGGGGGACCGGTGGGTTGTCCTGTCCACCGAAGAGGTCAAGGTGCAGCGCGGGAAGGTACGCGCGACCATCGACGGCGAAGACCTGGACATCCCCGAGTACGACCCCGAGGACCCGTCCACGGGTCCGGACACCCCGGTGGCAATGCGTGTGTGGAAGCAGTCGCCACGGCGTCGGGAACAGGCCACCAGCCCCGTCATCCGGTCCCTGGTCATCCTGGAAGAACTGCGGCTGCTCAATGCGGCGGTGGCCGCCATCGCACGGTCACGCATCACCGGGCGCGGCCTGCTGCTGGTTCCGTCCGGCGCCCGGTTCCCGACCACGCCGGGACAGGACAAGGCCGAAGACAGCCTGCTGGAAACCTTCATCGAAGTGGCTTCCACGGCGATCCGCGAGCCTGAGTCGGCGGCGGCCACCGTTCCCATCGTGCTCGAAGTCCCCGGTGACCTGATCAGTGGCGTCAAGTGGCTTCAGTTCACGTCCGAGTTCGACGCGATGGCGATTCAGCTTCGGGACGAGGCGATCCGCCGCTTCGCCACCGGGGCTGACGTCCCGGCGGAAGTGCTGCTGGGGCTCGGGGACGCGTCCCACTGGGGTGCGTGGGCACTGACGGCCGAGGCGCTGCGGATGGGCGCTGAACCGAAGCTGGCCCTGGTCTGCCAGGCGCTGACCACCGAGTGGCTTCAGCCGCTGCTGGAAGGCCAGCCGGACGCTGATGAGTGGCTGGTCTGGTACGACACGTCCGGGCTGCGTTCGTCCAGCAACAAGAGCGCGAGCGCGCTGGAAGCGTTCAAGGAAGGGCTGATCAGCGACAAGGCGGCCCGCCGTGAACTCGGCTTCACCGAGAAGGATGCACCGGGGGCAGCCGAGGCACGCCGCGCCCGTGACAACCGCACCACCGACGAAGGGAACCTGCCCGTGAACGAGACTCAGGCACCGCCGGCCGAACCGTCCGCGACGGGCCCCGAACTGTCCGCCGCGATCGACACGGCAACGAGCCTGTCCCTGCTGAATCCGACCGGCAACGCGGTGCTGGACAGCTTCACAGCAGACACCAGCGCCGCACTCGCGGAAGCCGTAGACGGTCTCGTGTGGGCCGCTCTAGGGGTGGCGGGCAGGAAGCTGCTGCTGACCCCTGCCGTGCCGCGTCCGGCCCGTACAGCGGCGCGGGAACTGCTTCCCACGGCCACCGTGCACACCCGTCACCCGGTGCCGCGCGAAAACATCACGGCGCATCGGCTGCTGGAAGGCGCGTGGGTCCGGGTTCCGGACGTCGCGGCCCGGTACGGACAGGACCCGCTGGCCCTGTCCGCCGCGTTGGACGACTATGTCAGCGCGCTG